CTGGGATAAGTTGGATTATGCCAAAGCCAACAACCACGATCCGGTGACGTATTCCGACATCAACAAGTGGACCCTTGACTCGGCCTATACCGGTCACTGGAATACCGAATGCAACACCACCTATGTCGGTGTGGGTTCGTTCATCTGGATTGCATCCGGAAACTCTGCACCAAAACGGTACATTATTGATGCGCTGACTTCAAACGGCGAACAGTCAACAGAGGTCACGCTCAATGAAACCGGCGTTCCCAATGGAGACATCACCAGAATTGGCCCGATGTATGACATGAAGGTGGCGTCTGCCAACGTGGTAATGCCTGCAGGTTTTTGGATTGATTCCACGGTTGATCTGCTTACCGCAACTTCCGAGCAGGCGTTTTTTGAAGCCGGTACTTACGACAACTAATGATCGTGAAGACCAGGCATAGGATTTGACGGTCCTTGATGCGCCGGGCCAACCACTTGCTTGGTCTCCCGATCATGCTTCATGGATTGTGACCAATTTGGTTACTAACTATTTTTGAGCTACCTGATAGCCAAATACACAAAGGAGAATCAGAATGCCAGAAGCTATCGAAGCTCAAGACATTATCCTGACCGCAAACGGTCAACCATTTAAGACAAGGGAAATCGCCCAGGCTTCAATCTCGAGAAAAGGTCTGGACAAAAACACGCACGACCCCGTTCCCCTGGAAGACGGCGGATGGGGGATTGCGGTGGTTCCGCCTAAAGTCGGCAAAGAGAAATATTTCCGGGTCAGATTTCACCCCAAGGGACACCCGAACGACCCGGACGATGTGTGCCTGATCGTAAACGGAGAGACCTTAAATATTCAGCGTGAAGCCGAGATTATCATTCCCGGCCGATTCAAGGAGTGCGCCGACAATGCGAGGTATCCGGTCCACAAGGAAGTGCCGGGCAGGGACAGGAAGGTCACGCATTGGATTCGGACGTTTAATTACGACCTCATTGGAGAGGCGACCGAGCAGGAGTTTAAAAAAATGTTCAATGAGGGCAACAAGAGAACCCGGGAAAACATCAAACGATACGGCTACAACGTCCAGCCGGAGGATGTAGAAGATGGCATCGCGGCTTAGTACGCTTGCATTAAAAAACAACGTCAAGAAATTCATCCTCGAAAGCCCACAGGATCAATCCCTTGATGCGATTGTCGAAGAAGCGATCATAAACGCCGATCGTGATTTGAGAATTGCTGACAGTCTTTCACCCCTGGCGTGGGATATTACGCCTTTCGATGGGTTAAGGACGGTAACCTATGCGGCGATTTCAGACATCACGGCGGCTGATCCGGGAGTCATTACAGCTGCATCGGTCGATAGCTCGGTCACCGGTCATGGTTTCCACGACCATGACTCAATCAGAGACATTGTTGTGATTGACGGCATAGCCGGGATGGAGGAACTAAATAGCCGGGTGTTCCTTCTGCAATATATCGACACAACTACATTTAGTCTTAAAAGTCTGGATGGATTAAGCGATATCGACACTTCGAGCTATACCGCATATTCGAGTTCGGGATTCGTCTATCACGCCGGTTTTGTGCTGAACACGACCACAATTTTAGCCGATGTGTCAAGTCAGTGGACGATTAAACAGCTGTTGCCGCATCCGACTATTGACGGATACCCGCTTTACCCCATAACCGAGGCCGAAGCGAAGAAATGGCGCTGGCAGGATCCGGGATTCAGGACCAGGCCGGAAAGATACCGCTATTGGAAGAACATGACCACCGCCTCGACAGTGAATGAATACATATTTCTATATCCGGTCTGTAGCCAGCCCTATAACATTTCCATCCCGTATCAGAAGGAAATACCGGACATTTCGGTTTGGAGCGCAAGCACCTACCCGTTTCATCCTCCCCAGGTGCATGACGCGATCTGGCATGGGGCACTCGCCAAACTGGTGGGCATATCAAGAAGGGTGCAGCGGTCCAATGACAAGGTTATCGCCACACAGCTTGAGATTGCCTGGAAAGAACGCTGGGAGGGTGAGTGGAGAAAAGACCTGATCCGAACAGTCGAGTTAAGCCGGCAGATGATGGGGGATTTGGGCGGGGCATCCGGTATTTCAGCATAGAAAAGGGGTTATTGTGATGAGAAAATATTCCAAGATACTTGTATTATTAATAATCCTTTTTTCAACAGTCGCTTTCGCGGCCTCACAGCAGACCTCGTCCACAACAGCACAGACCGTAATCAACAATTCCAAGGCGTTGCTGAATGGTAGTGACGATGACATATTCAGCGACACCGAAATGCTGGTGTGGTTGAACAACGGACAGGTTGATATAGTAAGCCGGTCCCATTGCCTTCAAACCACAGCAGACATCAGCCTTGTTGCCTCCACCATAGAATACACTATCTCGGATTCATACCTGATGGTGGATACGGTGATTTACACCGATGCGAGTTCGGTTAAAAAAGGTCTAATCCAAAAGGCGCCCCAGGACATCGGCCGTCAAGGAGAAGATTGGTCAACCTCTCCTAATCCCGCCTACTGGTATGAATGGAATGGTAAGGTCGGGATATTCCCGGCGCTTGCCAGCGTTACCACCGAAACCGTCACGCTTTATCTGGTCACCCGGCCAACGGCCATCACGATTTCAGACAACATCACAATCCCGGCAGTTTACGATAAAGCCCTAACTTACTACGTCACGGCCCAGGCGTTATGGAAAGACCGTCAGACCGGCAGATACGCCCAAATGATGCAGATGTATCTTAATGAAATTTCTCTTTACAGAGTGGATTTGAACGAAACCAAGTCGAATGAATAAACTCCGCTACATACTTTGTATCCTCCTGATAGCGGTTCCGCTGTTCGCACAGGAGCAGCCGGCCGCACCGGATGAGCCTTACCAAAAGGCGCAGTTTAATTTCAACGGTGCGTGGCTTCCTGATCTGGATCCTTCCGAGATAGGTCCATCGAACTTTCAAACCCTTCAGAATCTAAGATACGGTGAGCAGCACCCCGAAGGGATTCAGGGCTACACCCAGATCAACACGACCGCTCTGACCACTTATACCAAGATCCGATCGGGTATTCAGTTAAGGTCGAATCGGTCTATTTCGTCTTATGTGCTTGTAAATGCTGAAAATTCAGGCGAAACGGCATCTCAGGTATTCCAGAATCAGACCGCAATTCCGAGTCAGGGGGATTTCGAGGGTACGGCTTTACATACCGATGCTTCCGGCGCCGGGCTTGGAAGATTTGCGATTGTTGCAGACGGACAGGTGGCGTACACCAACGGAAAAGAGTCTTATATCTGGTCTGGTGAGGAACAAAGGGTTGCGGGTGTATTTACCGTCGATGACGCAAGCTACACCAATCCCGTAGATTGGACCGAGCAAGCCAACAACACTTTAGACAATACGGCCAATACCTTCACGCTGGATGAAGACGGCGGCCAGGCTATCTGGATTCTTTTCACCACACGGCCGGCGCAAGCCTTTAATTACACGATTAAGACCGCAAACGCAATAGCCTCAACCACCACCATGAAATATTGGGATGGTGATTCGTTTGCGGCCGTTGCCAATGAAAGTGACGGTACGGCTTCAGGTGGCGCAAGCCTTGCCCAGACCGGCCAGATGTCGTTTGACCTGCCTGCGGTCAAGCCGTTTCATCTTGAAGGGGTTTATCTGTACGCTTATCTATTCGAGATAGACTCCGCCTCAGAAGACGCCAGCGCAACAATTTCATACATTACAGCCGACATCCCATGGCAGCCAATGACCGATGTGTGGGATGGGGTTTATCGCCAGCCGATTCAATTCCAGTTTCAGGATAACACGGTATGGGAGGATTATACCCTTGAAGTACACGCCGCTTCTACCGCGGATCAGGCTTATGTGGCCGATATTGCCGATTTCGCCACGACCGATGACGAAATTGTCATAATGTTCGAGGAACGGATGGCCGGTATCCGTATTGAAATGGATTCCACCTCCATTAATACCGCAGCCTCAAACCTGACAGTAAAATATTGGGACGGTGACGGCTGGACATCTGTGGGGAGTTCGTTAAGGGACGAGACCGACACTGGACCAGCTATGGGGCAGACCGGGCTTATTTCGTGGAGTCCTGAAGACTTTTCAGACGAACAGGCAGTCACCAAGTTCGGGACAAAGGGTTACGCCTACCAGATCACAACTTCAGCCACATTTAACGCCGGAAAAATTGACCTTGTAACCGGAATTCCGGCCCAAATCACAGTAAAACCATTCAAGTTCCCGACCACCTATAAGAACCGGACGGTTCTTTGCGGGTATACCGAAGGCAAAGAGGGCAACAGGTGCGATTATTCCCTTACCAATGGTCCTGATGTGTTCAACGGTCTTGAATCGTCCATGGATGGGGTCCAGAGCCTTTATTTTGGCGGGAGTGAGGATGTAACCGCAGCGGTTCAGCTTTTCAACCGGTTCGGGTCAAATGTTTTCTCCATGCTTCTTGTTTTTAAGGATGGTGAAACCTACGTTCTAAGAGGGGATGGACCGGAAGATTTCAAGATCGATTTGATCTCTCCCAATATCGGATGTCCCGCTCCACTGACTTTGGCAACCGCAGAGGTTGGGTATGAACTTGCAGAGGGTGTGTTCAGGAATGTTGCGATATGGCTGTCAGCTTCGGGCCCGATGATATTTGACGGTGGTGTGCTTTCCCCGATAAAAGGGATTGACAGGTATTTTGATTCCAACGAATCAGTGGCCATTAATTTCGATGCGATAGAGGCGGCAAGCGGTTGGTATGATCCCGTACATAGGGAATACAACCTCTTGCTTCCTTCAGGTTCAGGGCAGACCACGAACAATGTCTGGTTGGTTTACGATGTCGCAAAGAAAAAATGGTTCTCCAAGTCAACCGGAACGGCCAATGTCCCACAGGTTGGCTTTCAGGTGGTTGACGATTATGGAACGAAGTATGTCTATGGCGGGATCGATACCGGCCGGCTGATGAGGCTTGAGAACGGAAACTCATGGGATGGAACGGCTATTCAGCAGGTATTGGTTACGGGCGATTTCTGGCCGACAGGAAGCGTCTGGGACAAAACCCGAATCAGAAGGATCAAACTGATAGCCGAAAGAATCAGCGAGTCCCATGTAATCGATGTGCTTCATTTAGCAGACGGTGACACCGGGACCGGTCTTGACGTGATGTGGACCGCAACAAGTGATTCGGTGTGGACTGACACCTCTGCTTTAGTATGGACCAGTGTTGGCACTCCTGACTTTCAAATGAATTTAAGCGCCGGCAGCAACCGGATAACAAGAGACACCGAAAAAGTAGACCTTTACGGCTGGGCACATGCTTTTAGATTTGAGGTTGAGACTTCGGACACTTCAAAAGGGTTTAGACCGATTGGAATGGGGCTTCAGTATCAATATGTTCGTGAAGATTTGTAAAATAGCATTGATTTTGTTCATACTTTCAGGATGTCAGGTGAAGGTTGAGGATAAGAAACAGGACCCGTCTTTTGTAAAAAAAGATAACCATTACGTTTCAGAACGACAACAAAGAGCGGTGGGTAAATGAAAACTGCATTAAAAATCATATTAGCTTTACTTTTGAGCGTCAGCGTATCCTATGGGGCCGGTGACAAATTCCGAGGTACATGCCTTACCGGAGGAACTAGCGGGTGCCTGGATGCGATAGACATCACCAATGATGGAATTGACAACGGCGAGAAGGCGACCATTGACACATCGACCTATCACTATGAATTCACTTACAATTCATCATCCGGTGCGGCCGAATCCTCCCCGCTGGTGATCGCCCCTGATAATGATGGCGGCGGGGCTTATTCCGGCGATGGAAGGTGGATTTTGATTGGGATGTATGCCGCAACCTTTCAGGCCGCCAACGGAACATCGATAAACGAATTTAGCACCGATGGCACGATGGCTGGAAACTCCGACGATGCGGCCCCGACTGAGCAGGCCGTGGTTGAATATATCCCACTAGTTTACCCCGGATTTGCTCAGAGAACAACGGTTTCTTATTCGGACACCAACACAATTACCCTGACCCCTGCGGTCTATCACCACTCCGGGACATTGGAACAGGCGGTTTATTGGGATTCGACCCTTACGTTTGACCTTGGTTCGGGCGGTTCAAACGCTGCATCTGACGACCTTGGGGCAAGCGAATGGCATTATATTTACATTGATGATTCCGCCCTTTCCGGTTCTGTCATTACAGCGGCAAGATTGCTTAACGATACGACCGCCCCGGCATGGTCAGATTCAAAGCACGGATTTTATAATGGTAATGACAGATGTATTTTCGCAGTTTTAACCAATGGGTCGAGTCAGATTTTAGAGTTTTTCCAAGCCGGCGATTACATTGGATTTGCGGATAGGATTGCCTCGTTGAGCGCAACCGACATAGATACGACATGGACTGACGTTACTATGGGCGCACCGGGGTTCGCAACCGGGGTTCAGGCGGGGTTCTTCGCTGATTATGTTGACACAAACGATGTTGGGTTTTCATGGAGAACAAACGGACAAAGCGGAACAGTCGGCCATCCGGTGGTGACCGTTTCCAGCGATTCGGCTTATGACCGGTCGGTTTCAGTTGTTGTAACCGATTCTTCACAGAAAATAGAGGTTGTGGCCAGCGATGCCGGCGGCGAAAAGCTCACAGTCTATACACACGGATTTTTTCTACCAAACGGAATGTAAAAATGACACCAGCAAAAATCAATATGAACAACCCAAGGTGGCAAAGAGCCGTTCAGGTTCTTTCCAGAATGGGACCGGAAAGAAAAGCGATATTTAACACCATATTAGCCGACACGCAGTTTGCCGACGAGGAAATGCGATCATATCTTGCCGGCGCCGACCTTGCGGCACGAAAACTTGCACAGAACAGAAACGTGGAGCTTACCGGCAAAAGGCTTGAACAAAGCAAAGACCTTGCGCTTCAAAACCTTGCCTTTGCAAACACACAGGCAAACCGCAGAAGCCGGCTGGCTAAAAACGAACTCGACTTTGCCAAAGACGAGGCTAATAAGGCTGAGACCATTGGGTACTTAGACGTGGGGGTTTCGGGCCTGTCAGGATTGGCCGACCTCAAAGAAAAGAAAAACAGAGCTAAACAGCTTCGGTCTTTGGCATCTTATTATAAATAGGTGATCTATGGCTTCATTAACTCAATTGGGTGCGGTATCAAACCGCCGCATCAAACCGCGCAGCGTTGACATTATCAACTCACA